ACGAAGCTGGACCGCCTTGGGCGTAACGCAATGGACGTGCGCGGAACGGTGGAACACCTCGCCAGCGTCGGCGTGCGCGTGCATTGCCTCGCGCTGGGCGGCATCGACCTCACCAGCCCGGCCGGCAGGATGACGATGGGCGTTATCGCCGCCGTCGCCGAGTTCGAGCGCGACCTGATCATCGAGCGCACAAACGCTGGGCTGGCCATCGCGAGGAAGGAAGGTAAGCGCTTCGGCAGACCCCCCGCGCTGAACAAAAGCGACCGGGAAACCGCCCTTGCCCTGCTCGCTGCCGGCGTGCCCGTGTCGGAGGTGGCGCGCGACCTCGGCACATCCCGGCAGACCATCATCCGCGTGCGTGCCGCCGCAGAAGAAGCGGCCCCGGCGTGATTGCCGGCGGCGCAGCACGACCCAAGGCCCGGCATGTCCGGGCTTTTTCGTGTCACGTCACATAAATAAAGTTTCTTGACAGTTCTGTTTGTGATCGCATACATTAATGCACATGGCGGCGCATTGGGCGCGGCGAGACTGAAAGGCAAGATCATGCGGATTCCAAAAGGTTTATCGGAGCATCCTGCGGTGCGAATGGTTGAAACTTCTGACACAAACGGCAGCGACAGCAAATACATCGTGCATGTCAAAGACGGTTGGTACTTTACGCGCGGACACGCCGAGGGGTGCTCCGGGAGCATCGGCGTCGATACGGTAGCTGAGTTCCTTTACGCCAAGCCCGAAAAGCGCGAATAACCTGCCGGCTACGGCGGGCCAGCACCACCCCGAGCCCGCCCCGAGCGGGCTTTGCCAGTAGAAGGCTGCGCACCGGGCGCGGCCACATATCGAAGGCCACCACCATGACAATTACCTCTGAAACCATCACGCGCGACCAGCGCAACATCCTCATGTACGCGGAAACCTGCGCGGTCGACTACGGCGGCCTCCTCGAAGGCATTCGCATGAACGCGGCCGATCTGGTTGCGCTTGATCAGCTGGAAGCTGCCGGCATCCTCAAGCATGGCCGCATCCCCGGAAAGCTTCTGGGCACCTTCGCGCGGAGCGTATCGTACTGGTGCGACTTGACCGAGGCTGGCTGGACGCTCGCGTACCAACTGCGCCGGGAACGCGCCATGAAGCCCAATTCGGCCCGCCAGACGGTTGACGCTGTGCTGGCTGAGCGCGCCGAGCGGGCCGCGTAATGGCGAGGTCGACCAAACCCGAGGCCACCGCGTGCGTGCTGCGCGAGGCTCCCGGCGTGCAGACCGTATGGCTGGTTGAAGTGCCCATCACGGCCACCGCAACGAAGATGTACCAAGCCACGACCTACCCGAACAGCACGTTGATCTGCCTGCGCGGTGAACGCGGGCGCGCGATCCCGTCCGGTGTTGCCGTGAAGCTGCTGCCCACGGTGCGCGCCGCCATCGAGCGCGCGAAAGCCGCCACCACTACCTGAGAAAGCATCTCACATGAAAGTCGACGAGAAATTCAACAAGCGAACGGCCAGTCAGGTGGACATCACTATGCCGGTCATCCACCACGGCCCGCAATACGACCTCGGAGTCCGCCTCACCCTTCATGCGACGCACGACAGCGGCAAAGGCCAGCTCGCAATCAACATGACCGCATTTGAGGCGCTGGACTTGGCTCAGGAACTGATGCAAGCCGCCAGCCAACAACTGAAGTACGAGGTCAAGCGCGCGGAAGCCCTGCGCACGCGGCCGGCCGCATAACCCTCATCCACTGGAGAACCGCAATGGCACGACAACAAGCAAGCGAAGAAAGTTTGAAACAGGGCATCGCCGAACTACGCAATCTGG